CGTGTATCCCGAGAAATGAGTCGCTGACGGATCGTATCAATCACCGAAACACACCAACCCTTAGTAGCCTTACCGACCGAATTGTATCTTTTCAGCCGGATCCACTCCCAAAGATCGTTGACACCCATACTCGCACCAGGGCGAGATAAGAGAACTACAATTGATCGTAGCATATTTGGCATATCCTTGATACGGCTGGTTGCCGCACCAGAACATGCCTTGTATCCTAGACCTATGCATTTACCAATGGACGCTAAACTGAGAAGTTTACCAGTTCGTTCCTTGACCGTTTTCACGATCTCCGGTACCCCGGACACACCAAGCCAACTAACGCCCACTCCCACAAGAGGCAGAGGGGTTACCTCTACACCCTTATAGAAGAAGCGCTTCGCAAACTCAATGCTTAGGTTCTTACTGATAATTGATTTCGAAAAACCAATCTTAACTCCCAGCGTGTCCATGATCTCTACATATTGAGCTGCGACATAGCGATCACCAATCACTATATCATCACCCAAAACTGCATACAGATCGAACCAACCACTGAAGCGTTTGGTTCTGAAAGCCGCAAATTGGACAATCGCATGATGCGTCAATGCGAGCATCGCCCACGATGAATATGCTCCCATCGGCTGACCTACCGCATAGCGGACACTATCGCCTCCCTTACGACCATATCGTGAGATATAATCGTTTGGTAGCTTATAGTCCCGTTCTGTCAGTAGTTTCCGCCAGTGGTAAGCAAAATCCACCGAAGTAAATACACGCAGCAACAGTTCCTGAATACTCACCGGAAGTCGATCCGTCGCAGCACTTAAATCATAAGAAAAGCATTCAGACAGCCCTCTCTCTCTCATCACACCAATTAATTTCTTAACCGGTGCAACGTGATTGAAAGTTCCATCTTGAGGTATTACCCTCAGAATGCAATCAAAGATAAAACGATGCAACGGGTACAACAACCACTGAGTAAAACAGTCAACCATGGCGACAACCCTTATCTTACCGGGTTCATAAACAAATGAGAGACGACCAAGCCACCCTTGCGGACGCAAACCGGACCCACTATCAAGGGCATTGAGCGTAATACCATGCGCTTTCGCACATGCTTTCCGCCCAGCTACCCAAGCAGGAGTATCCAGTAAGTGCCAGCAACGGGTGACGGCAACTATTGATACCAAAGATACCAACAGCACCGGTCTTGAAACCCATGAAGAAACATCTTCAATAAGGTTCGCAACATTGACCGTCCCCTTCTTCGTATTTGGACCCGATTTCATCAAGGGAAACAACCGAACTACGTATCCCCAAAGCTCCTCGCGGTAATTGGATTTGTACAAATGAAAAGTTTTCAATGTTCCAGGATTATGTCCCACAACATCTACTCGTTTAACAAAGTACTCATACCAACGTTCCGGTCGGTTATCTTTAGGGACCAGATCAGTACGGAACTTCCTCCCCCCCAGAGAAATGATAGACTTAATGAAAGCATTACTAACAAAAAGCCACCACTCCTCCAAGAAGAATTTAGAAACGTACCGTCCTTCACCAGTTATGGTTCGAATAGACATCTTACCACGGAAGTCTAGCACTCTATAGAGTGTAAACATTCCCAACCAGAGCCGAATGACTCCAAGGTCTCCCTGGATTATTCGTAGCCGGTGACTCCCAGGAATCACGCGAGGAATACCTCCGTGACTAAGGGCCACCGCAGAACCAGCATCACGTGGATTAACGATTCTGTTCCCAGACAAGTAACGCATCAGTGACACGTTAGCTGCCTTGAGATAGACCGCCAATCCCTTGTGACCCTGGGACTGGATCATACCAACAGCAAACTTAGAGAATACAAACGCAGCCTTAACCCAACTCAGGGAATTTGCACCCACGATTAGAGGAATCGCCCTCACGAGCAATCCAACCAATCGTTTAGAGGATTTTACACCTCTCTGCCAAATAGACGCAGCTGTCTTTAACTCTAGTTTAGAGAAGACAGTTGACATTGGTAGATTTTTATTTATTTATTATTCTAACCAACCACATCCCTCTGGGATAATACAAGTAAGGTTGTAATTTACCTAAAACCCTTACGGATTTTACCTTTGATGCTATCGCAGGAGTACTACCCAGCGAGACATGATCTATCCTTCGGTTTCCCAGACACCCTCGTAAAGGTGGATGGGGCCGCAGGCAGGCTGTTAAGCCAGGGGTTATCCCTGTGGTTGCCAAAGG